TTACAGAAATAATGTTACACTAACTCTTCAGTTAATAATTCCAATGAAAAATCAGGGGAAACAGGAATAGAAGTCAGCTCAGAATTCGCATTTCTTTTATTTCTATTTTCTACAACTAAAGTATTATCATTGTCATGTTTTAAGTAAATAAATGATAGTTCTGAAAGTGCTAATTTTTGAAACTCACCAATGACTTTTCCACCTGAAACTACATTGTCAAACAAAGTAGGAAAAGTATCATCACCTACATAAAACTCTGTAAATTCTGGTTGATGTTCCATTAATGAAATTAAATAATTAACCCCTTCATTAATTTTTTGATTGTATTTAATTTCTGATATATTTACTTCTTCATTGTTTGCATAATCAAACCAATCATAAGCAACAATAGAAACTGTGCGTTTTCCAAAAGTACCTGCATCCAAATTTATTAATGAAACATGACCTAAAAAACGAATTAAAGAAATATTAGAGTATTCAATTCTTAATCTTATTTTTGAACCATAATCAAACCCACTAAAACAAGTAACTGTTCCAGGTGTAAATTTTCCCTCACTGTTATTTAGGGTTAGGTTTATTTGACCAATACTGGCAACTCTATCAACTTGATCATTGTTAGCCATTCCATAAAAACCACTAACATCCCCTAAAACATAGGATGAAATGTCAGTCCATGAACTGATATTAGAATCGTAAAATTCATAAAAAATTTTTAAATTAGACATAATCCCCCCTTAATTTAAATTTTTATTTATTAATTCACGATTAGCGGTTATTAAATCGTTTTTATTGAGTGTTGGTTTGTTTACAAGTTGTTGAAGTAAATTTTCAATTCTTTGATTGTATAAGTTCGACACTTTTTCAGTTTGGTTTTTTGGTGTAATCGTAATTACTTCTCCTGATTGTGCAAAGTGACCAGCACCCAGATAAAAACTGTCATTATAAAAACCATCAGGAATTACAAATGACCCACCCTGAGCATGACCTGTACCATAGTTAGAACCATAGTTAGGACGATCGTATATATTCCCTCTAGTAACATTTGATGAGTACGAATTAACAGAATTATTAACTCCATCCCATGCAAGTTTTAATTCGTTAGCAGCGGTTGTTTGATCAACTACTGAATCGGTCGTATTATCTAGTTTTCCACCAAATGCATCAAAAAGGGATTTTATAAAAACAAACAGCGTTTTTATTGCGTTTACCTGTAGTATATAATCATACCACACACGGTTTCCATCATTAATAGTTTCATTCGTTTTAAGAATAGCAAGCATAAAATTGGTAACAGCGGGAGTTACATTTTGAGCAAATCTAAATTTAATTTGATCCATAGCTTCTCCCCAAGAGTCTAGAGTAGCTAAATAATCTTTTACAACTTCTTCAGATTCACCAGTAACAATCATCCAATTAGCAATTTCATCACTTGCACTTTGGATACCATCTCCCCCCATTTCCATTAATCTAGCCATGTCCTGACCAGCACGACCAAAATTATCTGTCAAAAATTGTGCTCGTTCTAATGGGGATTCTAAAGATAAATATTGATCTGATAACTGTTTTATTCCTGCAATAGAAGGTGCAGTTCCCTTATCAGTCATGGTTTTCAATGCCATTTCTAAATCACCAACAGGAATTCTAAGATCATCTGTTATCTGGTATAGTTTAGACATTTCTTCTGTTGAAGTGGAGGTATAAGCTGCCATTTTTGAGATCTGATCACCGTAAGCAGAAAATTCAGCAACGGAATCTTTAGCAAACTGGATACCTTCTTGTAATAATTTGGTAGCTGTTCCGATAGTGGCAACCTGAGTTAACGAAAATCCGGTTATTTCCTGAGATAATTGATTTAAACTCGAACCAATATCTCCCATTTTTGAACCAAATGATGTATTTGCTTCTCCAACGGTTTTTTTAACATTATCCATTGAATCTTCAAATTTTTTAGTGTCCCCTGAAATGGGAACCACAAGTTCAGGAAGTTTTTTTGCCATTTATTCTCCTTTCCTGAAGATCAAACCCAGTTTAAACATGATTGATTCTGGTTTTTCTTCAAACGTTTTATTTTCAACTTTCTTAATATTTTCAAATTTTGGAAAAAAATCTATTGGTTTAAAAGGTTCTGTTTTGACTTCGTGGTCTCTGTAGATGTTAGCAAGCAAACTAGCCATTACCCCCATTCTATAGTCAGAACGTTCTTCATTAAACCGATAAATAGAAAAGTAATTTTTCCATGTGTTTAACTGTTTTGCAGTTGTAGTTTCTAAGAATTGATCCACATCATAGATCCCAAATTGTCTACATAGATCATATATAAATCTAAGTTGTGGATTTTCAGTTAGTTTTTTATTTTTACTTCTTTATTTACTTTTGTAACTGTACTTACAAGCAATAGATAAGAATCTTTTTGTAATGAATTAACCATCAAAACATTATTTTTATGTTCTGGTTGGTTAAATATTTTTTCCCCTTGTAGAGTGTAACAACTTTTTATAATTGCATTGACCAAATAAGAACCTTTGGATTCATCTTCACTATCTGAGTTTAACGAACAATCTAAAAAATCTTTTCCGTTCAATTCCCGAACCTCAATTTTAGACTTAAATTGAGGAACAAAAATAATTTCTTTTTTAAATTTGTTATTTTGAATATTTTTTAAAATCTCTTCTAATTCTAAATTTTCATTATCTGCCATTTTCCCTCCAAAATTTGAAAAATGGGGTAGTTATCTACCCCTTTATAATTAGGCAATTAGCGGACTTCCGCTTGGTTCAACTGTTAAAGTTGCTCTTAAAACGTTTGGAGAACTGGCATCTGAATCCATCGGTTTAAATCGCGTGACAATACCATCAAAAGACCAAGTTGTTGAATTAGGATAACCAATCCGAAAATTTTTCTTTGTACCATTAATAACATCACCAATTAATGAACTGGCAGAAGTATTAAAGTTAATTACTGTGGTAAAAGGTGGAATTTCTTTTAATTCACTTGAAATTTTTTCTTTCCATCCACCACTAGAATAATTTGTATTATCCAATGCACTATTAACAATTTCCGGTAGTGCAACAGATTTAACTTCACCTAACACTACATACGAACCGGAAACGTTAACATCAAAATTGATTTTTGAATCAGAATTTGACATAGGTTTTCACCTCCCACTTTTATTTTTTAAATTTTGTTTATAATTTCATAATCAGACACTAAATCGTTTAATTTAGTATCTTCGACATAGTTTTCACTACCACCCACAAAAGAACAATTTTCAAAATTCGTTTTATTTCCATCCAATAGAGTTTCTAATTGTTCACTTAATTGGACTGTTTCAGAATAGTTATCACCTAAAACAGAAAAACGAATTAATACAGATTCCAAATCCCCATTATTAGAAAAATTTCTTGAAATTTTAGATCTTCCAATACGTTTATAAACAACTACTGGTAGTGAACACTTTTCAGGTTTTTTTAGATTGTAAGCATTAATAGAACCAGAAGTGAAAATATTTTTTAACGTTTGTTCTATTTTCAAGTTACACCCCCAAATCTATTTCTAATTGTTTTTTTGCATTGTCTGTAATCAGGTCTATGTTCTCAAAAATTGCTCTTGAAACAAACGGATTACCTTCCCAGCTGTGGTGTCCCTCGTGAACATAGTAAGCATACTCAGCACTAAAACCCATAAAAACAGAATCCAAAACCTCTTCAACATAACCAGAATTACGCATAAAACCAGTATCAACAGGAGCATTTTTTTGTGATTCAGCTAATAGGGTATAACCAGCAGATAACAGATAGTTATTATTTGTTTGAACTGTATCGGTTAAATCATCCAATGCACGACTTAATTTATCTATCCCTTTTATGTACTCTGTCATGTTTCCACCTTTTTTAAATCTATGATGATTCCTGAAATGGATTTTCTAGGATTTGAAATTACTTCAAATGTTATAGGATTAGATAGTGTTTCTGTTTTTTGTTTGGTTAGTATAAATAAATCTTTTTGGTTAACTTGTGTGTTGGTTGGAATTTTTAGAATAGCATCTGCTTTTAAATAATTAACAGGTTCTTTCCATGTTTCTTTTCCACCTGTCCAATGAAAACTACAAGCTATAGGAGAACCTGAAACAGAATTTTCTATTGGTTCACCATAAGAACCAGAAGTAGTTGTAACAGTTGAAAAGTAACCTGTGTCTAAAAAAGTTTCTTGTTGGGAATTTTGAATTCGATTATAGGTATATTGGTTAAGTGATTTCATGGTTACACTGTCCTATCTGAATAGGGAGTGTTGGAATATGGATCATTTTTATCTAAGTTATATTTACCGATTCTGATTTTGTATTGTGGTAGGTATTGGTAAGCTGAACTGATAGCCTGGTTTAATTGTTTTTGGATATTTTCAAAAACTTGAGAACGTCTAATAGAACTAGATAAATCTGTATAATCAAAATCGAAACTAAATTCCCTGAGAACAGCTTCCCATAATTTCACTTTTGCTATTGCATGTAATTTTGGTAGATTCGTTGCTTCTAATTCGCTTGATACTCCATAAGTTGATAGTGTTTCCTCTACAATGAAATCGAATGAACTACCTGAAGTAGACCAATTAAGTTGGTTGGTTAGTGTTGTACCTAGATATGATTCTAGATAAGTTGATAATGTCATTTTAAAACCCTCCTTTCTATAAAAAATAGGTTGAGTATAGAAAAATACCCAACCTATTTTATTTAAGTTGGGTTAGTTAACTAATAGTTGGATTAGCCCAAGAGGTAGCACCGATGTATAACACCGCAGCCGAACTTCTCGCATTTACCCCAAAACCATAAGTGGATTCGTAGGTTTCAGCCATTAATGGGTAGTTAGGCATACTAGCAGCTAAACGTAAACCACGTAATGATGGATTCTTTTCCTGTCTGTAACCTAAAACTTTATCAGCATCGGTTGACAGACATAACATGTAGCTAGCAGGAACCCAAGGTTTCACCCAAACAGCAATACTATCATTCCATAAGCCGATCATCTGGTTATTGAGATCTGAATTATCTAATGTTAATTTGGTTGTGTCGGTTGAGTTGTAAGCTACCAGTGCAGAACCAAGGGGAGTAAAACCTCCTAATGCTGCGATTGTTGCTTTTTGTGCAATGTTGATTGCAATCATCAAACCAGTAGTATGTCCATGTTCCGTCACATTAGAAACTAAATTGGTAATATCCGAATCCGCTAGTGCAGAAGCTCTTGCTACATAATGAGTATGTGAAGAACCGTTAAAGGAACTTCCCTGATAGTCTGGTATAGAATCGCCATCTGCATTGAGTAAACGTTTAATTGTTAATGAAACACCGTTGTTATTTTTATCAACAAATGTATAGTTTGTGTTGTTAAAGATTGCTCGTTTTACTTCCTGTGTCATATCAAAAGCGTGACCTTGTCGAATTGCGAGATACTCTGACATTAATTCGGCAGGACTAGCTTTTTGTAAGTACTTGTTAGTCCAACCTACAGAATATGACCAGTCATAAATTGGAAATGCGACGTTAGATGCAACATAACCCTTTTTACCAGGAGCAACACCAAATTGATCAATTTTGGTTCCTCGATGCATAACAGAACCACCCCAGGTTCTTATTTGTTCTGTTAATGGTTCAGCGAAAACTGATAGTTGTTCGTTAACCTGTTCGTTATAAAACGCTAAATCAGCTTGTAAAGTTGCAAAAATTTTGTCTTGTCCGAATTCAGCTGCTGAAGAATTACGAACTACTAAGAGATCTTCGACACTATAAACGCCGGTTAAATTAGTATTTGCCATTGTATTTTTCCTCCCTTATTTCAAGATGATAATATCAGTTGATGTAATTACACGTGCAACAGGTAAATCACCTTCAAACGACTTAGTATATGATAATGAACCACTGGAAACACCCACAAACAAGGGAGAACCACTCATTAAACCACTAGAATAACTGAATCTCGCACCAGCACCAAACAACGTAACAGGTTCGCCACTCAAAACACTTTCAGCAGTAAAACCATCTACACGAGTTTGAATCAACGAACCAGAAACGATATTAAATGTTTCGGTTACACTAGAACCACTCATAAATACTTCTTCCCCTAAAATGTAGCAAGGGGACGCTTTTTGTAAAAGTTCTCCTGCTACCAACCCACTAATAAAGGGAACAGCACGAGCTGAAACAGGATCTAAACTTGCAGTTGATATTTTTGTAATATCTGCCATTATAAATTTCCTCCATTTTGTACCAAAATATTGGTATAAATTTTTAATTTTTTAATAAATTTTATTGGTTTTTAAGTGTATTTTTAGTGTTTTTACTCCTAAAAACCATTTTTTATTGATAATTATGTAAGATAACTATTATTGTCTTACTTAATTATTATCATAATTATTATCAATAAATTATTTAAACTTGTCATAATGTGTATATTAGAACAAGTTATTTTAGATTGTTTTCTTTGTTTTCTAGGGAAAATATGACTACAACCTAAAATTAGATTTTGAAGGTTTGAAAGTTTTTTTGTCTCCCCCATTTGGAGTTTCAGGAATGTTTGTATTATTATTTTGGTTGTTTATTTTGTC